ATTAATAAACATCGAACAAAATAAAAAAATAAAAAAATAATGTGCGTAACTTTTGGACCTATTATATATACACATTTTGTCATTTGATTTTATAAAACTAAAAACGAAAAAAAATAAAATGCCCACACAAGAAAATAAATAGAAATAAAAAAGAATTAATCGTCGAACAAAACAAAATGAATTAATAATTATATATGTAGATAAAACATCTTTTGTTTTTCTATATAGATTATAAAAAATTTATTTATTTGTGACATCGTTTGTGACATTTGATGATAAACGATACACACCATCGTTAAAATTGACATGGGGATCGTTCGCGTTGATATATATCAATAAGGCTCTTAGATTTTTTTATCGTTTTTCAAGGTTGTTTTGATCCAGTCAGTAAACTGTGCGTTATCTACAAACACCTGAGTTAACCCATTGCTCAAAACATTAACTATAGTCTCTTCTTGTTTATCCTCAAGCTCTAAACCATATTGATACACTATGCCATGAAGTATCTCATGGACCAATGTGTTTACTTTAGCAGCACCAACTTCTCTTCCATCAACACCAATCTTTTTATCTCTAGCAAAGAACTCACCGCTAGCTTCATTAGATGTTGCTTGTGTTGGTTCCCATGTTTCTATGGGATATGTTTGGTACCCTATTTTTATATTTTTCATAAACTTGTAAACTAAGGACAGGACTAATTCCTGTCCTAGTGAATAAACATTACTTTAACATTGTAATTATAGAGAGCACACCATCAGTAGAAGGAGGAGAGAACTGTGGTGTACTTTCTAAAAGGTGTACTAGTTGATGTGGTACTAGGTAAACCTAAGGTACTTAAGACATACTCTAAGTATACACTAGTAGTATACATTAACGGCCCGGCGTCTTACCGATACGTGTACCTATTTTTAAATCCAACTACTAGCAGGTCTTTTCTCACCTGTTGCAGTTTCCATAAAGTTATCTAATTCTTCTTGTAACATTGCGTCTCTATGCTCTTCTAAAGCAGAGTCTTGGTCATTATCAAGATACTCAGTCCAATAGTTCACACCAATTGCTAAAGTATCAATTAAGTCATCATGTCTTAGTGATCCTTTATCTCTAGTAATCCTGGACATCTGAAAAAATAACCGGTGATTTTGTTCATGATTATTAAAGTCATCATGTATAAGCTTCTCATCAACCACTAATCTATGTTGATTCATTACTGGTTCTAATGTGTCAATAATGCGTTGCTCTTTTTGTGTACTGTGTCGTACTTCTTCCATGCTGCATGGATAAATCTTTTGTAATACAGGGTGTAATATTTGATTAAACATACCGTCACCCATGTTACTCTCAATAACTATTTGATTAACTTGTTGTTGTTTAGCTATGTTTGCTAATTGTTTGAGTGTTCCTTCACTATAGCCACCATCTAAGCCACCAAATGCTGTTAAATAGAGTACTCCGTGTAACATTTTGACAACTACATAACCTGTTTTATCTTTACCGCGTCCTGATGGATCAATAGCCATTACAGAACCATCAAAAGGCTTGTATTCTTCACTAACAAACATTGGACCTGTATACATATCACCTTTTAAGCCAACATTTGGTAAGTTAGGATCTAACATTTTCATTTGATCCATACCTGAAGCCCATTGTATCTTTGTGGGTGCTTCTTGCCATGTGCTGCTGCCTGATAATACAATCAGATCATTAAGTTTTAATGGATATTTATTAAGATCACTAAGTGACGTATCTAATTGAAACTGTAGTGCAAAGCCTGAGCGTCCATAAGAACTCTCACGTTCTAATAAATCTGTTTCATCAAATCTTTTTGGATCAGTAGGCTCACCAGTTTTCTTATCAGATCGTGAAATCTTTGGTGCTAGTTTATGCCCATAACCAATCCTTTGTGCATTAGTGGGATAACGTGCAGGCCAAATACGTGTTTTGAATCCACGCTCTTCTAAATCATTATATAATGACATTTCAGTTTGTGGTGTTCCTAAGAAAACTACACGCCCTATTTCAGGTTTAATGATTGCATCAAACTCTTTAACGGTTTCGCTAAGTCTATCACGCATTAGTTGTGTTTGACTGTTGTTTGCAGACTCTACGTCATCTGCGACTATAAGATCAGCACGTGATCCTGTTAGTTGTGATGTAACACCTAATGATTTAACACTTGGAGCATGTGATGCGCGAGCTGGTCCTACGTCAAAACTGATTTTTGAGTGTCGTTGATCGGGTCCTGGTTTTAAATGTTCTAGTATTTCCATTTCAGCTATAAGACGCTGTGTAAATGTACTAAAGTCATCAGATCTTGATTTACTTGCAGAAACAACAAGTATGTTTCTTTGTGGATTCAATAATAATTGATGACAAACAAAAGCACTTGTAATCCATGACTTACCTACACCTCGAAATGCTTCAATAACAATACGTTTATTATCGGATTGTAGGAAGTCAGCTATATCATATTGGATAGGTGTTGGATCAGGAAGGTTAAGATGCTTCCATGTTAAGTATAAAAAATTTTTAAAATCTTTTAATCTTTTGTCCATTATTTTTTAGAACGATTCCTAGAACGACTTACAACTCTCAAATTGCTTTTTTTATTATCTCTAGGATTGCCATTTCTATGATCGATGTCTTTGCCATCACCTTTACGCACTTTGCCAGCACGTGTTGCAGCTCTTCTTACTTTGTTTCTGCTTGCTCTATCCTTCTTTGCAGCTGTAGATGAGTGAAACTTACGGTATTCACGTTTATAATTACGTTTTGTTGGCATGTTGTCCTTATTGTTATTATTCTATACACTAGTGGATATATCAAGTTGCCGTGATAGATTACACCTTTTAAGTGTTATTTGATGTCTAGGGATCAAATATGAGGCTGTTTTTGTCTATTTATCTCCAGATTTGTTGTCCATTTCATCAAATGGGAGATTTTCGACAATATTATCTGGTTTTTCCTTTTCTTGGATCCCATACTGTTTTGCTATGTCTAAACAAACTTTTAAATCACTTGCACTAAGCTCCATACCACTTGAAAGTTTAGTATGCGCTTGGTCTATTAATAAATCTATTGTTTCTTTTGCTTTAGTTTTTGTGTCTTTAATTATTTCTGTCATTATTCCATTTTTGAACATCAAATGATGGACAAAACTTTTTACTTATTTCATTATGCCCTATTAATTTGACACCAAGATATTTTTCTTCAAGATCAGATATTAATTTTTCAAAAGATTTCCATTGTTCATCTGTGTAATTATTTTCTGCTGCTTGGTAATCTTCTTGTTTAACACCACCAACAAGGCAAACGCCTAGTGAATTATGATTATAACCTAGTGCATGAGCGCCTTGTGTATTCTCATCACGACCTTTTTCTATTTGGCCATCTCTAGTAATAACATAGTGATAACCAATAGAATTAAAACCTCGTTCTTTATGCCATTCGTTTATTGTGTCAGCATTAATATCTTGTGATGGTCTAGTTGCACTACAATGCACAACTATATATTCTATATCCATTAGAATATAATTCCCCATAACCACATAGCTATTATTACAGCTAATATAATAATTCCAATTTGCATGGATCTTTTCAATCCGTCCCAAAAATTAACAAATTTATCAAACATATTCATTTATGTCCTTTCTATTTTTTAAATAATTTAGTTGCTCCTTTAATTCCAAAAGAAGCCGATACAATCACACCTAAAGTATATTTGTACCAATCCGGTGTTTGTGAAAGTGCTGCAAAACCTCTTTCAACATATTCAACTGTAAACGGAAGGAAGCATAATAAAAGCGGAATGCTAAAAATAATTGTTAAGTATTCATCTTTCCAACTTCCTTGTGAACCTTTAATAGCTTCTAAATCCCAGTCTACTTCACCTTTAATTTGTTTTTCCATTAAAGATGTTTTTGCTTTAATTTCAGTAACTTTTTGTTCTGCTTTTGCTTTCTTTGTATCAACAAAACCTTTTATCGAAGTACCAACAATATCAACAACTGGTCCTAGTAATAAATTTAACATATTATAATATCCTCATTATTTTCATTATTGTCCATATGGCACCTACAGCTGCACCAAGCCATAACACTGCTCTTATTGATCCTTTGCCTAGTGCAAATTCTTGTTTTAAAGATTGAAGTTCATTTCTATTTTCTTTAACTTCTTCTTTTATTTCATCTAAAGATTTAAGTAATTGTGTATATTGATTAGGCCAGTCAGACATTTGTATTACCTATATGTGAGCCACATTGAAATATGACTGTTAATTTTCTTTCTTTTAAATCAGCATCAAGATAATTGGCTAAATTATTTTTTGCTAAATTACATTCTATATTATCGTTAAAGTTTAAAGGTACTTCACTTTTAAAACATAGTGTTTGATCTAACTCACCTACATTAAGCATACAGATCATAGCAAATATTTTAAACATTATTTAGCTTTAATAATTTTTTTAATTTTCAAATTACCCTCCATATCTGGCTCTAGTTCTGCTTCTACAAAACCACACTCAAAACGAATAACACTTTTTCTATCTGCCGAAAGATTA